CTAGTGTTGATTTTTGCCATTGTTGGTATCCTCCTGCGTTTTAACGTGTTCTCTCACATTTTGCGATTTAAGGCTTCTCTGCCTATGAAATAAAAAGAACGCCACAACCCCCGTCGGGATCGTGGCGTTCAAGACGCTCTAATAATATTTAGGAAACGACTTCCTCGGCGGTAACAGCGCCGGTATCGTCTACCTTTAGTTTGAATTTCTTGTTACTTCCCTCAGTAGAGGACGGCACTATGATACCGTCAGGAGCAAGCAATCCGTAAAGATCGAGCAGAGGGATTATGGTTCTGGTATATTGGTAGCCCTTCGGCTCGGTTTCGTCCACCAAAATCTCGAAGAACACAATTTTTGCGTTCAACGGATCAAGACAGATAATGTGGGAGCCAGCCGCTTTCCAGATTACGCTAATCATGCTGTTATCCGCAGATATCGATATATCAGAATTTTCATAAGGGCTAAAATAGCCGTATATGATATACTGACCAGAATCCAGATCTCGCAGATTCACAAGATTCTGCGTGTCCAGACTTTCGACGCGCTTGATCTGGCAATCGCCGCCAGATCCACCCCCGGATAAGGATTTCAGATAAAGCAGTTTCCAAAAGTCCACAGCTCAACCTCCGAAATTAACCCACTCGCCCATCGTGTTCACCATCTGTACGTTCCCAGACGCAATACTGATCGCACAGCTACCGGTAGCACACTTGGGGAGATCTGCGAAATCATCGTCCGTATCACAAACGAAATCCATCTGATATTCATTCAGACAGGCACACCAATAACTATTCATAATTTTTGCGGCCATGCGCATCCCCTCCGCACATTACGACGCTGAAACTCTCACAACGTTCTTGGCCGTGTCAAACTCCACTTTGACACCTTTTCGGCATCTCGGGCATTGCACAACTCCAGTTCCATTGAAATAGCCCAGCAACTTGCCACATTTCGGACACCTTACTTCGATCATTCTGTTTCGCCCTCCTCGTCAGTAGGAGAGTCAACATCCTGTCGCCGCTCAGCCATCTCCTGCGCTTTCCGTTCGTTTTCTTCCCACCAAGCCTTACTCTGCAAGAAAGCAGACTCAGGATCGAGGAACATACCGCAATGGGTAAACGCCAGCTCGGGATGGATCTTGGGGTTATTCAGCATGGATACAAGCACTTGGCTCTTGGTCTGGAGATTATCGTAATTACGACGAGAGAACTTAATCTCGATATCTCTTACCGTCAGAGTAGTGCCCACCATATCACGCATGATCCGCAGAACCATTTTCAGGAACCGCTTCTCGCTACGCTTAAACTCGTTCTCCGTGATCTGCATATGCGTTTCCGCGCTACCGAAGCCATCCCGGAGGTATACGGCACTACCGGTATCGGAGGTACTGGAGCCACCGTTACGGTTCGGGATACCGCAGATCGTCAGAACAGTTTCATACAGATTATCAGACAAAACCTGAATATCACTCTGCTGCATCGCTACAGAGAGATACTTGGCATCTACGCCCTCCGGCAGACAGAGCATCTTGTACTCGTCCAGCTTCGAGGCGGTATCCTCGTCAATCGTGCCACCCAGCAGAGCAAGGAAGCTATTGACGGTCTGTACCAGATCGTCCAGCCGGTTACTCTCGATCTCGGAGATCGCATCGAGCAAGGGGAGTGCGATTTCAAACGCACCGATCTGGGCCGCGTTCGCAGGGTACTCGAAAATCGGCACATCCTCCAAAGAGTGAGGTTCTTCTTTGGTGATAATGCCACTTTCGATCTCGTAGTAACGATCCTTCGTATAAACGCTGTACACGGGCCACTTGTTATCCCGAAGGATGAACTTTACGCCCATGAGAACCTTTTCACCCAGACCGTTATACTTAACGACGAAACTGTACCGGGGATCGAGGGTGTAGATCTTAAACGGTTCGTCCTCGTCTACACCGGGGAGTACCATACGTCTGCCGACACCGGCAACATACATCCACTCAGCCAGAGCGCTATCCTCAGAGTGCTTGTTCTCGTTGGACATATACTCGTTCAGATCATTGATATCGCCGGTGAGGTTTTCGTCGGAACCACGACGGATGTACTGGATCGGCTCACCGAAGCCGTAGCCACGCTTGAACGTCACGATTTCCGCTGCCCGATTGACCGAAATCTTATGGTTAATCGACTCGCGTACTTCCTTCTGCTTCGCCAGAATGGGAGTTTTACCACGGTAGTAATCCCAAAGGTACTGAATCTCGTTCTGGTTCTGAGAGTGAATCCGCGCCGCCCTCAGCAACACATCCACTACATTATCGCTTGTGATCTCTTTCTGGTCAGTATAAATCGTCTGCCGACCAAACATATGCCTCGTTTCCGTTGTTCTCACCACCGATATATCTTCTCGAATACAGTATATCTCAAAATTGGCATAAATCAATATCTTGTGGTCATTTTCGTAACTAAGCACAACATATAGTGTTGACACGTTCAAAATACTCTGATAATATGTTCTTGCACTCCGAGATACCTCCTATTTTCCTTCTTTCTTTTTCTCCTTTTTCCCTTAAAGAATACCCCGCAGCGATCATGCTGCGGGGTATTTCTATTTTAGAACGGACGCTTTCCGATACTCACCGTCTTAATTCCATTCGACAGATAATCCACCAACATCGCCAGACTATCGGCAGCATCGTCATGGAGATTCTTCACCGTGAACGAAAAACCTGTCAGCTCGTTCATGGCCCTGCGATAATCCTCGTCCCGGCACTTGTCCGACCGGAAATAGAACTCTCGGATCGTGGGAGCGTGTTGCTCAATCCGAGTCAGCTTCGCCATGTTCGTAGGCGCTTTCTTGTGGCTCATGTTTATGCTGTAACCATGCTCCTGTCGCAGAATACGGTACACATCATCGCTGTACTCGTCGCCACCGTTATTCGCTTCGGTGCGACCCATCTTAATTCGGTGCTGGAGGATCTTCGCCACCACACGAGGCTTCGTACAGCTCTTATCACGCTTATCGAAAATCCAATCGTGGATATACACGCTCTGGCCGTAAACGAAAGCCACCGGCATACTCAGGCTATCGCCGCCGCCCCATGCAACGTCGTTTACAAAACAGATGTTATCCGGCTCACCGTCAGGCAACACGCCGTTGTAGTATTTCAGACTATCCGCAGGGAACGCCAAACCCTCTTTCTCGATACCATGTTGCATAAACAGGCACTCGAAGTCAGCGCTATCAATGGTGTTCTTAATATCTCGGATTTTCTCGGTGGTGTAGCGATCCGGGTGTTCATACTCGAAATTCGATATCTCGTTTTCGTCCCACACCGGGATCGTAATAAACTTGTAGCGAGGATCGCCGTCATGTTCCGCTTTCATCCGGGAGATAGGATCATATGCCGACCAGATCGTACCTAGCTGGATCTGCTTCACAGAATCACCGATCATACGGGTAGTCAGGGTAGCCAGATAATCTCCGTACAGCTTCTCCAGCCGCTCCGGGGATCGTGCCTCCTCTTTATTCTTAACCAGATCGTCCGTCACGAGGAACTTATTCGCACGAGTACGACCGGTGACGGAGCCACCAAGCGATACCAGACCAAGGGTAGGGAAGTCACCGGCACGACGATAGGAAATCGTCTTATACTCCGCGCTGATCGCCGGACTTCCGTTACCGGGAAAAATATCGTTGTGACAATACTCGTCGGTGTCGGTCAAAATGGCCCGTTCAGAATCGAGCATCATTTTAATCATACCGTCCGAGTAGGAAACGTACATATTCGCTGACTTGGGGAACTTTCCGGCGATATATGCCAGCAGAAACTTAATCAGCGTACTCTTACCTGTACCGGGAGGCATGGAGAAACCAAGATACAGGGCATCGGGATCATCGATAAACTCCTGAATCTGAGTAGCGATATGGTGTTTGCCCTCCAGAACCTTCCGGCGTGGGAGCCAGAACCGCGCCCTCGGCTCACGGTTCCATTCACAAGCTACCATATAATCGTCGAAATTATGCTTGCCGCCGAGGAAGTACGTTTTCTTCACGATCTCCAGACTCGACGCGGTTCTCAGCTTCATAGCCTGTTTTCTGACCCATCGCGTCCACTCCAGAATCTTCTGCGGATCCTCGAACTGTACCACCAGACCGAGAGCATCGTTCAGACTATCTTCCGTCTGCTTCGGCAGACTCTTAATGCGATTTAATACGTTTTCGAGCATAAAAAATAGAGCGCCCTCCTTTAAGGAAGGCGCTCTCGGCGCTCTTAATTACGGCTAGTATAATCCAGATTACGCCGACTGTCAATCGACTTGCTACCACCCTGCCTAGTGGTATTCCCCACGACAACATATTCACTCGATAAACCATACATCTAGGGTTTTGTAAAACGTTACTCGTTATAGCCTTAATCGTTACTCTTTACACCAAACTGAAATTTGAGTTTTGAGATTTACGCTTTGAGCCTTTAACGTTTAGCTTTACAGCCACAAAAAGTATAGCAAGAGGGACTCGAACCCTCATTCGGGGATCGCCCGAGCCTGAGCCAAAATCAGGTGCGCATACCATTACGCCATTGCCACAATCTTTTCACCAATGCCGGACTCGAACCGACTACCTATAGGTTATCAGCCTATCGCTCTACCCAAATGAGCTAATCGGTAAACAGGAATTTGCATTTCAAGTGCAACCCTTGTAAATGGAGGCTCTTGTTTTAGTGTTTCACATCCTTGTAGAGCCGAAACAAAGAAGGAATATGGTTCGGGGTTTTCGAGTGGCAGCAAGCAGATCTTAGTATTCCACGGTAATCTCTGTTACAGCGTTGGACACGCTCAGAGCCGCGTCAACGTGGGTCAGGAAGGAGGTAACCTCCTCGTCCAGCTTCTCGATCTCTTTGAGAACACCGATGGGATCGATCAGCTCCGTGGTCTGGGCAGCGATAAACTCCTCACGGAGCCGCTTAGCCTCACCGGTTGCACCCTTCATATCGGTGTTACCGATCATAATACGGATATGATCGTCTGCTCTGCGCTCCAGCTCCGGGCCGTTATCCCTGTCCGCTCTCACTTTCGCCGTAGCATGATCTCGTGCGAGTTTCTGAGCCAGAACACGCAGGAACTCAATACCATGGTTCTTACGCTCGATAGCCTCGGCTACCGTGTAAGTTACACCGGCGATTTCTACCGTGGTGACGGCGTTGGAATTTACAACGGCTCTCTTGATCGCATCCCGGCGACGAATCAGATCACAGACCTTCTTGTACTTCGCCTTAACGTCCTCGACCCATGTGCTGACCTCCACGCCGCCGATCTTGGTGTTGCTATGCTTGTTAGCAACTACCCACTCCGGCTCCCGGATAGCCTCACCGATCCGCTTATCCAACATTTTCAGCTCAGCGAGTGCCTGATGGACATTCATTTTTTCCGTAGTCATAATTCTTTCTCCTTTAACCTTTAATAAATGTGGCCTAACTGCGCAGTCTACCGGCTTACCCGGTTGCTTTCTCCCTCGTCACCGAGGTTTCGTGGGTTACAGGT